CAAACAACATGTCAACTTACGAAATTCCTGAAATTGGCGGCCTTACGCCCCAGCAATACGTTGCTGTGGGTTGTGTGGCCGCGGCACTTGCGCTTCTCTCTTACTGGATTCGTTTTCATTCAGTGAAAGAGGCCTGTATCGCACCCACACGGGTTCGTTCAGGTCGCAAGCTCCGATACCTCGAGTTCGAGCCCGGCGTGGACCCACATGGAAATGTGGTTTACCACTGGCGTGATCGCGACACTCACGAGTTGGTCGGGATTTCAAAACCCCCGCCCACCTCGCCATTGTCTCCCGCTCCCGTTAGTCCCATCCCTGGCAAATCTCCGGAAATGTCGATTTACGCCTCAGCGCGTTATGAGATTTCTCCGAAATCGGCTCGTGGTGTGTTCCGCGTTATTGATTACCACGGCAATGTCATTGGACAAGGCTTTGGTCTCCGCTACGCCGGTCGCAATTTTGTTGCCACCTGCACTCATGTAGCCGACGTCAATCTTTTCGCGCAAGGCCCCTCCGGCAAATCTGTTTCCCTGAAAGACTTTGGGACTCCGATAACTCTGGGGGATATGACCATGTATGAACCATCCGGAGCTGTCTACTCCTTGCTGGCCCTTCGGCCTTACAAGCGAGTGGCCGGTGCCAGACGTGGACAATATGTTCGTGTCGCGTCAGTGCTTGACCCAGCCTCCCCTACTCTAGCGAATGGGGTCATCGAGGCCCGTGCAACCGACCGTGACGCCCCTTTCGGCTTCACGCATCTCGTTTCCACGACCCCCGGTGATTCTGGTTCACCCATCCTAACTCCGGATGGTGCCGTCATCGGCATTCACGCCGGTGCCAGACCTGACGCGCAACACAATTACGCGCACGCCCTGCTTCCTATGTTGTGGGGTATCACGCGTAAGGCTGTCGAATCAAAAGATGCCTACTCCGAAGAGGAGTCCCTTTTCACTCTTGATGATAGGGACGATTTCGACGAATGGTATGACACTGTCCGTCGCCGTAAACCAGCCCATCGTCGTTCCCGATTCGCAATCGCCGACACGTATGGGGCCTACGTCGACGGCCATGTCAATTTTGATGGTGACTGGGCCGATCGAGACGCTGATGAAGATCTCGACGGACTCGAGGATTTTGCTCGAGACGTCGGATACCGAGGTGTTTACGAGTCCCGGGATTTCACCCGAGCCGAGGCACTGACGAGCCCCGGCGTGTTACAGTCACAGAAACCGGTCCGATCCAGCCCGCAAGCGGAACGATATCGGGACATACCCACCACCTCGTCATCCTCGGCAAAGTCGAAGGCTCACAAGGTGGCCGGCCCCCGACCAAAACAATCCCGCTTCCCGACGAAGCAGCCAGAACGCTCCCGGAAGTCCAAGATTACACTTGGCCCCCAGGATCGTCGGCCCGCCTCGTCCGATCGGCCCTTGTCCACGCCACAACCCGCCCCACGTCCGTCCGACCTCCCGACGCCCCCCTCTACGACCAAATCCTCCCAATCTGGAAAATCTCCGAAGGACTTGCAGAGGGCAGCGAAGAATCTCTCCGTCGAATCTGTATTCGCCGACTTCGAGAAGTTCCTCGGGACTCTTCCCCCGGATTCCCTCTCACTCGAGCATATCACTCGAATTCAGCGGCCATTGAGTCGCATGAGGACGAAATTGTCGAAGCCGCTGTAAAGCGTCTTCGCCTTTTGATGTCCGAGACGGAATTTAAGGATGACCCTTTGTATTTTGTCAACCACGGTTTTCGCGACCCTGTTTGCCCATTTATCAAAGGAGAACCACACCCTCGTCGCAAAAGTGCCGAGGGACGCTGGCGCACAGTTCAGTGCCAGTCGCTCGTCGATCAACTCGTCGAGCGTGTGCTCTTCCATAGTCTCATCCGCGAGGTGAAGCAGCAGTACCCTGCAGGACGTGTGGTGATCGGTATAGGCTTTACCGACGCACTTTCGCGTGAATTTTGCGAGGCAACCTCTTTAGCATTTCCCGACGGAATGTACAGTACGGACGTGTCCGGCTGGGACAACTCCCTCGGGCGTGATCATGTCGACTCAGTCAGTGATCATGTTATCGACCACTGTGTGAACATCACACCGGGTGTCGAACGTGCCCTCAAACGCCACGCCCAAATGATGACCAACCCACCCCTCCTTCTACCGGACGGTTCTGGCTTGGTGTTAGTTGGTCGTAGTAATCCGGGCGGTATGCTTAGTGGTAGTTTTGTCACCACCCTTTACAATTCTGTAGCCCGACTCATTGTCTCCTTCGATGCTGGAGCCACTGAGGCCCGGGCGGCTGGTGATGATTGTCTCGAACATCACGAGGACGTTGCCGGATTGCATGAACGATATGCCGCCATCGGCTTCAAACTCCGAGAAGTGGAGCTCTTGCCCGCTGGCGTCATAAAATTTTGCTCTCATTCCTTCACAGCCCCGTCATGGAAACCTGTTCTTGACTCATGGCCCCGGTGCTTCTACAAGTTGCTCACCCGGTCCGTGCTTCCAGACCAGCTTTACCAGGTTCTGTATGAGGTCCGTCACCATCCCCGTTTTGACGTTTTGTCGTCGGTCGCCCATGCCTGTGTCACTTTTCGACCCGGTGTTGGAGGTCCGCCGCCAAAAGATGACACGCAAAAGTAAGACATCAGCTAAAACGAACATTCGCGTCCCCCGCCCCACTGGGAATATGCGCGGAGGTGTTACCCTCAGTGACAACCATGTCATTCAAGGTGACCTTGATCAAGTCCACGGCTTGACCAACCCCTTCTCGCCTGAGGCACGCGGCTCCAAGCTTCCAGACCAGGACTCATCACGATCAGTCCCTGTAACCTTGACCGCTTACCACGAGTTTCCCACTGCATCCGCCGGTGCCGCATCCGTTGCAGCCTACATACGCCCAAACATTGCGGCATATTACACCTCTAGCAACACATGGAGCGGGCCCACCACTGTCAGTGGTTGGGGCACTGCGGTCTCTATCCCTGGATACTCCACGCTAACCGGCCAATTCAGCCGCTATCGTATAGTCTCCTGGGGTATTCGCGTCTTGAACATTAACAACGTTCTCAACCGCAAGGGACGTATCCGTATCATCACGATGCCGGATGACCCAACTGGAGGCGCCTTCGATTTCGGGGGTTCCTTCTGGGAGGATGTTGCTGATCTCCCGGTCACTGAAGACCACATCTACTGGGTCTCCAAACCAAAGGGTAGTGATCACACCCGGTACAAGAGTTTTGGAACCGGAGCAGATGACTATCCTGAGTGGGACAACTGCCTTGTTGCCCTCACTGGTGCCAACACCAGCCAAACTGAACTTGCCATTGAATTTGTCTACAATCTTGAATGCCAAATCGATGTCAACTCTATCGCTTCATCCATGGCCACCAATGCAGCCCCATTCAAACCCCATCTCACGACCGCTCGCGGCCTCATCATGGACGCCCTCGGGTCCGTCATGTCTGGCGGCCCCGTGGCCTCTATGGTCAAGCGTCTTGGGATGAAATACCTGGCACAGGCTCTACGAATTTACAGTCCACATGTACTTACTATGATGGATCAGTACAATCGTGCACAGCGCCGTCTCAGGTAGGTCTACGGACCACAGGTCTCTAAGTGAGAAGATGAATCCACCTGTCTAACGAGTTAAAGACTCCAGCCATCCGGCCAACCGG